TTACTTATGACTCAGAAAACAGCACCGGCCTTACACAAAAATCAACACTACTAGGCGCACGAATGAATAGTGGGTTGTCATCTGTGCGGCTTTCACGAGACGGCTCTGATTATCAATACAACAGCGGCACACAAAGTGCGGGTTCAATTGTTTGCACACTTCAGTATTTCACAAGTCAATAACCCCATCGGAGATGCGGGTCGGACAGTCCAGCCAAAGGAGATAAAATGGCAACGCTTACAGAAACAACAGAACAAGATAAAATCGAGGTGATTAACGGCACCAATGTTCAGGTGCGAACCGCAACGGTCATTAAGCGTGACGGCGTTGAGATTAGCCGCAGCTTTCACCGGCATGTGTTGCACCCTAGCACAAAAGCAAGCGGTTCGTGGGCCGACACAGACATCAGCGGCGAAAGCGCAGAGGTGCAAGCCATCTGTAATGCCGTGTGGAGCGACAGTGTAAAGACAGCTTTCCAGACTGCGATGGATGCGGAGAGTGTCTAAGCCCACCGCCGCATCTGTCCAAGCACAGATTGACACTCATGAGGCTGTGTGCGCTGAGCGCTGGAAGGAAACCATCCTGCGAATTAAGCGCATCGAACACATTATGATTGGCACTGCTGGCACCACTATCGTTTTGCTTTTGGGGCTGATTGTAAATGGATGATCCATGTCTTTCTTTTGTATGTATTTGTTGGCCTTGGCGAGGAGCGTAGGCTCGTTAGTAATGATATGTATTTTCGCAGTGTTGATGACTGCGTGTACTTTGCACAACGACTGCACAAGCAAGGACAGAAGATCACATCTTACTGTTTGCCAGCAATGGTAGACAAAGAAACAAAGGTTTACTGATGTTAGCAGAACTTGCCGCAGCTAATGCAGCCTTTGCAATTATTAAGCAAACCGTCCAGAACGGCGGTGAAATAGCCCGTGCAGGAAAAGCAATCGGGGACTTCCTATCTGCGAAGGAAGACCTCATGCGCGAGGGCAATAAAAAACGCGCACGTGGTGTCGGCGGTAACGACCTTGAAGAGTTCATGGCTCTTGAGCAAATACGTGAAAAAGAGAATGAATTAAAGCAGTTAATGATTTTATCTGGTCGTCCTGGCTTGTGGCGAGACTATCAAAAGTTTTGTGAAGAAGCGGCAGATGGCAGAGCAAAAGCGCGTCACAGAGCAATCAGGCGTCGTAAGAAAAATCTAGAAACATTTGGCAATGCTGCTGTTGTATTCATCATTTTTGGTGGTATTGCAGGCTTGGTGTATTGGGGCTTGTGGATGAAAGGCATCATCAAATGAAGCTGCTTTTTCTTCCCCTTCTTCTGGCTTCCTCTCAAGCTCTAGCACAGGCGGCAAACGATCTGACGGTATGCAGACTTACCAAGTGCATGAAGATCGACAAAGACACAACGGCCTGTGTGTATCGTGGCGCACATAACACTCAGGAAACGCTAATGTTTGAGCGTTATGAGTTTCGCCCAAAAGAGTATCTTTGCCAGTGGCAGATAGACCAGCCACCACCACCCAACATCTATGACACTTTGAAGGCCATCAAGGAGAGCCAAGAATGACAGTAGAAGATGTGGCAAGAAAGATGCTTGAGCTTAAAATACTGCCACGCTTTTGCATCCTAGTGATGACAGGCGTTTACATACGTTGCATCGAATGGGCGCTTTCTCAGCCTGACTTGACAACGCAACAGGCCAGCTTGATTAGTGTCGTTACAGGCGCAATGACCGGCTCTCTGGCAGTCTGGCTCAATTCGGAGAAAAGCTAATGTGGGATATGCACGACAGGACAAAGTAAATGATACAAGCGTTGATACCAGCGATAGCAGAGTTGGCTGGCGGCTGGCTCAAGGGCAAAGCAGATGAGAAGGCTGCGCAGTCACGGGTCAAAGTTGCCAAGGCAGAGGCTGAAGCAGAGGTGATGAAGGTCGCGGCCACTCATGAGGCTGGCTGGGAAAAGATCATGGCAGAGGCCAGCAAAGATAGCTGGAAAGACGAAGCCTGGACGATTTTGTTTATAGCTATCATAGGCATGTGCTTCATACCGCCCTTGCAGCCCTATGTTGAACGTGGGTTTGCCGCGTTAGAAACTACCCCTGATTGGTTTCAATGGGCGATGTATGCTAGTATTGCTGCATCATTCGGTCTGAGGGGTTTGAAAGGGCTGAAAAAGTGAGCTTGTATAGAAACATTCACGCCAAGCGTAAAAGAATCAAAGCTGGCAGTCGTGAGAAAATGCGTAAGGTTGGGCAAAAAGGTGCGCCAACAAAGAAAAACTTTCAACAAGCTAAAAAGAAAAGACGATGACACGCAAGTTTCCCAAAGTGCCAAAGACCAAGGGCGGTGTGCCTAAGAAATATGTGCGTGGTGCAAAGAACCCTAAGAAGCGTGAAGAAGAGATCAAGCGCACACGGCGTCTTTACAAACAAGGCAAACTCACCAAAGCTATGATGGATCGCATCAGCAGGGAGAGGAGTCGCGGATGAGCAAGTCAGCCGTCGTTGATAAATATTCCAAGTCTTCTGGCATATCCAAGTCCACACTCAGCAAGGTGTACTCCAGAGGGTTGGGTGCCTACTATTCACAAGGCTCCAGACCCAAGGTTTCTGCGCATCAGTGGGCGGCTGGCCGTGTTCGGAGTTTTGCTACGGGCAAGGGTGGTGCGCGTAAGGCAGATGCCGACTTGTTGCGTAAGAAGAAAGGCAAGAAAGCATGATGAAGAAAGCCACAAAGGCAAAGGTGAAGACCGTTGCAAAGAAGTTGCGCGGTGCATCTAAGGCACATGCAGGACAAGCCAAGATGCTTGAGTCTTTGTTGAAAAAGCCAAAGCGTAAAAGGAGAACATGATGCCTGGTAAGAAACTATCTCCCAAGCAGAAGAAACTGGCACGGGTTGCTGCGCCAAGGAACAAGATCACGGGCGCTGACTTTGCCAAGCTGCGCGGCAACAATGGAAAGAAGAAGAAAGCAAAGGCATGAATAAGGATCAGTTACGAGAAGAAATAGCTGAAGACGAGGGCTGTAAATACGAGGTGTACTTAGATCATCTTGGCCTACCCACGTTCGGAATCGGCGCTCTGGTGAAGGAAGGTGATCCAGAATATGGTCAGCCTGTGGGTACACCTGTAGATGAAGAGCGTGTGCGTCAGAGGTTCAACTTGGACATTGCAGTTACCATAGAGGACTGCAAAATTCTTTTTGATGGGTTCGATGACTATCCTGAAGACTGTCAAAAAATATTGGCAAATATGATGTTTAACATGGGCAGACCGCGCTTATCTAAATTTATTGGAATGAAATCAGCTATTTACGCCAAGGACTGGAATCGGGCCGCAGACGAGATGGTCGATTCGAGGTGGTATACGCAAGTCACAAATCGCGCAGATAGACTCGTGCAGCGCATGAGAGCATTGGCAGATGGCTAAGACTCCCGCATGGCAGCGTAAAGAAGGTCAAAACCCTAAAGGCGGCTTGAACGCCAAGGGCAGGGCTTCTGCTAGGCGGCAAGGTATGAATCTCAAACCACCTGTGAAGAGTGGGGATAACCCACGCAGAGCAAGTTTTCTTGCAAGGATGGGCAACGCAAGGGGGCCAGAGCGGAAAGATGGCAAACCAACGCGCTTACTACTTTCACTCCGCGCATGGGGTGCAAGCAGCAAGGCTGACGCAAGGAAGAAGGCGGCAGCAATCTCCAAACGTAACAAAGCTAAGAAGGGAAAAGCATAATGCCGATGGGGAAAGGGACATATGGATCGACGCGAGGGCGTCCACCAAAGTCAGCAAAGATGAAAAAACAGGCAGCTACGGCGATTTCTATGAAGAAGGCAAAGAAGAAGCCAAAGAATAAGATGTAATTACTTGAAGCTATTGATGTAGCATTCGTAGCAAATATCCTCGCCAGAGGCGAGTGACACCCATGTATCATGGATATAGTCACAAGCCTTCTGACATCGGGCGCAGTTAAACGGACTCCTCCTCTTCATGGTCTTCTGTTTGCTGCGCTTCTTCATTTCTCTTCATCTCCATACCAACAGCTAAACAGTTGAGTGCAAGCTGTAGCATTTCTGTTGATTGCATTTGTTTCACGTGAATCGTGCCGTCGATGCTGACAGCCACGCCATCATTAGCTCTAGGTATTATCAGGAACTGTGGCTGATCCATCTGCGATCCTCTCTATCTCTGTTGCAGTGATGTACCACCTACCCTCAAACTGGTATCCTTTGATAACACCCTTTTTAAGCAGGCTACGCAGGTGTTGTACCTTGGAGCGCTTGTCGGTACCAAAAAGTATCAGAGACGCCTCACGGGGGCTTAGAATGGCGCTAGAAGGGGATATCTGGGTCATCGTCCTCTGCCTTTGGCTGTGGTGCCGCATATTTATGGCTGATAGCGTTACCGATAGGCTTCATAGCTGGCTGTGAAATGCCGTCAGAGATGCTGTCCTCGCCCTCGTATTCGGTAACTCGTGAGATGCGAATAGAGATAGTGCCATCCTCGTTGGCGAACAGGGACACTTGATGTCGCTGGCCTTCTCTGAAATGCAAATCGGCAGGAACCTTTTGCTCCGCTGAATAAGGTTGCCAGTTACCGTTGCTATACTGTGCCTTGCTCTTTCCCTCCACGTTGGGAAACAGCTTGATGTAAGTCATTGTGTCATAGCGTCTAGCCATTCTTTTTGAACTCCTTGTTTCTAGCTTGGCATTTTGCCTTGATGTCTTGATAAATCTCAGGGAAGTCTTTGTTAGCAAGCTCCATATATTTCTTTGTGAAGTCTGCTTGCATCCACTGATCTAATTGCTTCTTGTCAAAATCTGGCAGGAAGTCTGCTGCTTGTTGTTGAAGCTCTATCAAACTAGCGGGTGGTTCTTTGGCCGGTGGTAAGCTGGCAATGGCCTGTTCCTTTCTGCCTACACCATCCATCTCGTTAGCTGACGCATACTCGCCGCCAGCTAGACCAAGCGATGCCAAGGCACGACCAATGGCAGATGTCTCACAGTTTTCTAAGGCTGATGTCTTGTTGACGTTGCCCTGTCCTCTGATCTCCTCTGCCATGCCGGAACCGATTACAGCGCCGTCCATGTTGGTGATCTTGGCTTTGACGACAACGCGCTGGCCGTCGTCTACCAGTATGTGTGTGTCTACGCCAAAGTCAGTGCCATGCACCTGACGAAACGCTTCCATCCGATGCACGACCTGGGTGTATTTCTTGCCGCCTTTCTGCGTTACGCCATGACTGGTGTTCAACTCAGCGACTAGGGCCATTGTTGGTTTTAGGTCAGTCATTCTTTTCCCCCTGTTCGATGCCAAGTTTATCAGAGATCAGGTGTACAAACAGCGCCAAACTCTTCTCCATATTTGCTATCTTGTCGTTGTTTTCATACACAGACTTTTGCAAGTGATCGACACGCACAAACAACTCGTTGATGCTGTCTTGCATGTCGTGTGGTGTGACGTGCGGCGTGTAGGTGTCATCTGGTTCATATTTCATTGTTGCCTCCAAAATGATTTCTCAGGGCTTTTACATGACGATCAAGATAAGCGTGAACTTCAACCAACCTATAAAAGTTCCTTGGCTTTTTGCTGTTTCCAGGCTGCTTTATGGCCGGAAAGTTTTTGTCTTTCGCAAGCATTCTTGAGATGGTGCGCTGGCTAATTTTGGCCCTGCCCATGTCATGCAGCGCATCAGCTAACTCTGACTGAGTGCAAATGCCAAGTTCCCTTCTCTCCTGTTTAGTCAAAGCAGCACAAGCAACATAAATTTTTTCATCATCCATTGTTTTCTCCCTTGATTAGCTTTTCAGCCCTTTTTGCAAACTCACGCTGCGCCTTGGCATGCCTTCTGTGCCTCTCATGTTCAGGTATATCACCCCATTCGGCACCGCCCCTCACGTAGCCAGCGCCTAACATGTCACGCTCTCGCATGATTTGTATTTCTAGGGCTGACTTACCCTCGTACTGTTGACGACGATTGTTGTCGGCATCTTCTCTTGAGATGTAATCCTCTTCATATAGAGCCGCTGGAATAAGCCATATCTGGCCCTTTGGCTTCATGCAGTTTTGCCCAGACTTGTAAAAGGACTTGCCAGACAGACCATACTCAGCGTCTTCATGCTCCACGACGATCCTGCCGCGATCAGTGATGGCTTCAATCTCGTAATGCTCTGGTGGGTACATCTCACTGTGTGACGCTGTCTTGAGAACAACCACCTTGTCACCGACTTGAGGTGGGTTTTCAGCGTAGTATGCTTTGGTCATTTCCATGTCTTTATACTTGTGACGGAAAGCATGACCATGTCCAAACTGACCCCGATATGTGTCTTGGCTTGCATTCGGTGTGCTTGGCTTGTCTTTGTCGTCAAACATTGCTTTCTCCCTTGTAAAACTCCTTGTGCCACATGACCATTTGACTGCGGCCTGATCTAGCCTTGCGGCGAGTGCCATCAACGATGATGATGCCTTTCTCTTTCAGCGGCTTGAAACGTGGCGTGATGCTGTTATAAGCATGTCGGGGCAGGGCATTGCAGACATCATCAGCAATCGCACCTGTCTCACGAGACTCCCAGATTGCATCGGCTACTATGCTTTCCATGGCGGTAGCGTCGATGCTTTCTGCGGCGTCGTGGCTAGTGGCGGGGTCATCCCTGCGCACTAGCTTGTAGGTTGGAGTGTCAAACAAATCAGACATCATCTTTGATCTCCCCAAACTTACGCTCATACGCACCGCGCATCTTGACGTAGTAGTCGATCGCATCGCGGTATCTACGCAGATCATCTGTTGAAATATTGCCCTCCTTTGGTTGCATCAAAGCGTAATGGATGTGTTCTGCCGATCCGACAAGATCAAACTCAGCCATCTTGATTCCAGCCATAAGTTCTTCTTTTGTGAAACTAATGCTCACAGGGTTTGCTTTACGTGCCATTAAAACCTCCATAGTTGATTGGCTACATCTATAATTCCTGGGCCATGTCGCCGTGCAATCTCGTTGAAATCTGGCACTACTCTGTTTGCCAGTTCCTTCCATGACCCTCGCGCATCCTTCAAAAGATTTTGACTGACGCGCCATGATTGCACAGCATCTGCATATGCTCTGTCCAAAGCCTCTGGCTTGAGTTGGTCACAGTTGTCGGCGTCGGATATGTAATAGCCAGACGCAGAGACAAACAGCAGTGACGGTGGCTCACCTGTTGCTTTGTGATAGACAGCTTGCTGCATTTGTTGTTGCGCAGTGGGCCTCATGCCTTCCACCTTTGGCACTCGCCAAGTGCGGGTGCCGTCTTTCTTTTGTGGGTTGCGCAGGGGTGGCTTGGCTTTCAGGTCACACTGTATGCCGCCGCCCGAATAATCTTGGTAAAGCATGATAGGCACATCAATGGCTGGCTCATTGAGCCAACGCTGATACTCACCTTCGACCATGTTTGCTTGTTTAAAACACTCTTTCACACCTTCAACAGCATGTAAGATCATATCTGGGATGTATTCTTTGAACGCCTCAAACTCCTCAGCGTCTTTGCCGTCGTCCCATGTGCGGGGCTTGTATTTGTTGTAACGCTGCATTGTGTGCGCGATTGCCTTGGCTGGCTCCATGCCTTCTTGCTGTCCAATCATTGGCTGATACTTGTCCAACCCAAGGATTAGATCGGCACCATCCTGAACCATGATTCCGCACCACGGCCTAGCAGCCATTGGCATCTTCACACCAAGGTGGCGACAGAACAGCTTGAGAATGTACTCATCTTTGGTCTGGGTGGCACCTGATGCGCTGTCGTGCTTTGCGCCAAACTCTTTTCTGTAGTCTGGTATTTCCTGTGTCATAACATGCCTTATCGTGTGTTATCGTGTCTTTCGTCAACACTAATTGCATACTGATTGACTATCTGTCAACAACAATGTAAGAAAAAAGAATGACGTTATCTGAGTATTTAAAATCAAAGAAGATCAGCCAAGCCAAGTTTGCTTACAGGTGTAACTTGTCACGTGCCACTATCTGCCGGATATTGGACGGCAGCAGGTATCCGTCGCCGGAAACCATGCGGCGCATCTTTTTGGCTAGTGAGGGCGAGGTAAAGCCGAATGACTTCTTCACAGAAAAAATGTCACAAATGTAACGGCAGCGGATGGGTGCGTGTGCCATCGTCTTTTGACTATGGTGATGTTGTGCCTGATATCTGTTGGCGGTGTGACGGCACGGGAAAGGCGCGTGAAAAGGACGGCCATGAGCAAGATGCAGCGAAATAAGGGCAGTGCTTTTGAACGCTGGTGCTGTAATGAAATCAAAGATCATCTTGGTTATGAAAACGTGCGGCGCAATCTTTCTCAATATCAAGAGGCTGGCGGTGCCGATATCCTGATCCCGCACTGGTCGATAGAGTGTAAACGCTACGCTAAAGGCCCAGTGGGCGGCTCTGAGGGCATGTGGCGGCAAGCTGTGGACTCTGGCACCATGCACAAGCTATCGCCTTGTCTGATCGTTAAATATGACAGGCAGGAGCCAACCTGTCGTCTCTTTCTCTCTAGCGTGAATCCTGAGTTTAGCGGCAGTGAGGCAACCGTCATTGTAGACATGCCGACATGGTTCTATATCGTGCGCGAGGGCATTCCTTTCTAATCAACAGGCTTGGCAACAGCTATCCAAACCTGTAAACAGGTAGAGGGGCGTGTCATTTAGCGGTGAGATGTTGGGTGGTTTATCTTGATCGCCACTCAATGTTTTTGGAAAACAAGCACGTCCCTTTTTCACACAAACGATGCTTTTATGAC